TTGGATCAAGTGGACCTGCGGCCTGCCGACGAGAAGAGCGGTCAGGTGAATATGTTCTCGCACCTTCGCGGCTTCCAAGACGAGTGCGAGGGGTATTGCGGGAACTGAAGTGCGCTATCGCACCAGAAGACGGCCAAGGTAGTTACGAACAAGTACCGAGCATTTGTCGCCAAAACGTATCAAAAACGACACGTTTTCCGTATGAGTTCGGATACAATCTGGGCGATCCCGGCGGACAGCGACCGGACAGATAAACCGGTTTTGCGACCCCGCCGGGATCGTTCGCAATTCGCGAAAGGCGAAAATGGCACACGCTCTCCTGAAGTTCGACCTCGCTGACCCCGACGACGAGCGGGAGCATCGCTACGCCCTCGCGGGGCGCGAGGCTCTGATCGCACTAGAGGCGATTGAGCAGCACCTTCGCGGGAGGTTGAAGCACGGCGACCCCAGCGACCTAGAACGAATCGGCCTGAAAGAAATACAGGCCATGATTCCTTACGAGTTGACGAGCCTGTTGCAGTAGCACTACACGCCGCAGAGAGGGACGCGATGAGTGACGTACCGGAACTAGATCGACTGCTAGAGGAGCATGAGACGTTCCGCAGGAACGTAGGCTGGATGCGGCGAGAGCATCAGCACTACTTGGGGTTTGTCTGCATGGTTTCTGCGGTCGGCATCGCTGTTCTCTATGGCTGTTTCGGTTTCGCTGCCGTTGCGTTGTTTCCGCTCGTCTGGCGGCTGGCTGAGTACGTTGTGCCAAGGCCAGTTCGACGCGACCCGTTTCGGCGGTACATGGTGAAGTGACGCTACTGAAATCAGAGAGGGACGCGATGACGAAAATCGAACTGCTGAAAATGCTGACCGAAAGCGCCAGGGAGTTCCGCAAGGATTCCGGCCACTACGCACGCAATTCACACATGCACGCTGTCACCGACTGCCCTTCGCAGGACGCTATCGACGCCGTGCTGACGGGCTTCATCAACCACGTCGGTGGCTTGCAAGGCGTGGACTACGGCCTGTATGCCCGCGACCTTGCCGCCGAGTCTGCGGGCGAGCCGGTGCGCTAGCGAGCGAACATCGCGTCGTTAGGGGCATTTCAGAATTGGACGCGGCGCGTAGCATCGGGGGATGGCCCAGCCGAAGCTATCCGTCGTGCCTTGTGACTTCGATGAGGCCGTTGCTTTCGTTGCTCGCCACCATCGGCACCACAAGCCGCTGAAGTTCCACAAGTTCTCGTTGGCCGTTGCCGACGAGGGCGGGACAGTGCGGGCCGTGTGCATGGTCAATCGGCCGACCGCAAGGATGCTCGACGACGGGATGACGCTCGAAGTCACGCGGCTCGCCAGCGACGGCTGCCCCAATGCCTGCTCCTGCCTTTACGGGGCCGCCTGGAGGGCCGCCAAGGCTCTCGGGTACGGCAGGCTCATCACATACATCTTGGACGACGAGCCGGGCGTAACGCTCAAGGCTGCGGGCTGGAAATGCCTTGGACAGAGAGGCGGCGGCAGTTGGTCAGTGCCGAGCCGTCCGCGAGTGGACAAGCACCCGCTACAGAAGAAGCTCCTATGGGAAGCAGGGTAACACGACAATGCCTCACGCAAACGGCGACGAGACGCTTGGAGAGTTGGCCGACCGCATGATCCGCGAGTGCGCCATGTGGCGTGAGCGGGCAATGCGGCTGGAGATGACGCCAGAGGAACGGGATGCCTTGTCTTGGTTCACTGGTGGCAAAGGGCCAGTTTGCCCCCGCAACCTAGCGATCATTCGCGGGCTTGTTGAGAGACACAGGCAATGACCAGCCAGTGCGCTATAGCGGCGAGAGCGGGCCATGCCTGACAAAGCATGGCCCTGCTCATTGATTGGCTGGCATTGCTGCAAGCCCTGCTGCCTGCGGCTCTAGGCTGAAGAGACAGCCACTCAGGAAGAGCTAGCCATGCCGCTGCGGGTGCCACGCTACAAGGCTCCAAGGATCAAGGCTTTCAGCCTGGGCGAGCAGCGGCCCAACGCTGCGGCCCGCGGCTATTGCGACCTCAAGCATCGAGCATGGCGAGAGGCTGTGCTCTTGGCTGATGGGTATGTGTGTCGCGAGTGTGGTCGGGTGTGTGGCCGCAAAGGCGAGGCTCACGCTGACCACAAGATCCCGGTGAAGGTCAGGCCAGACCTCCGCTATGAAGTATCGAATGGACAATGCTTGTGCCCATCATGCCATCAGCGGAAGACCAATAAAGAGGCACGGCAGCCGCTGTGAACCTTGGCAAAATAGGCCGACCGGATACCCCCTGGCGACGCTTTTTGCTTGTACGAGAAAAACCAACTGCTCTGGGGTCAAGGTGCGAGCGAAAGTAATGCCTTGGGGGTGGGTCTGGCGATTTGACACGTTGCTGATTTTGGCGGCATGGAAAGATCATGCCGAGACTGCAACGCCGCTTTATCCCAAAAGCCTGGGGCGAGGAACTGGCCGCAGCGGTGCGGCCAATGTGCCGAAGCTCGCCGTTCTGAATTGCAAATCATTTCGAGGAAGGCGATCCACTCGCGAAGGGCGGAGGCGAGATCCCGGGCCTGCTGCATAGATTGCGGAGCCAAGTTGTCAGTCGAGATGCGGACAGGCCCGGTCACAAGGCGGTGCACCAAATGCAGGAATGCTTTCAGGCTCCGCTCGGAAACAAAACGACGCGAGTCAGGTGCGACGTGCATACACACCAAGGCGTGCCTTGTGTGTCGTCGCGATTTCAAGACGGCACGGCCGCAGCAAAAATACTGCTCCTATGAGTGCTCGCACGTTGCCGACAGGCGACGCTGCACAGTGAAGTGTTTTAACGCTGCGTGCGGGAAGGAATTCGAGGCCCCCTTGGGGAGGTCGCAAGGCAGCCGGTTCTGCTGCCGCGAATGTATGTATGCTGCTCGCGCATGCCCGCCATGCAGATGCCACAACTGTGGCAGTGAGTTTTCACGCAAGCACTACGCGCATGAGTGGCAGGGCAAAAACAAATACTGCTCCCGCAACTGCTACCTTGACCACCGATGGGGAAAGGACCGGCCACGAAAGCAATGGTCGCATTTGGCGACTGAGGCGGCTTGCCGTAAATCCCTAGCCACATCGCTACGAAAGCGATGTAAGCACTACGGAGTGCCTTTTGACCCGGCGTGCACGCGCGAGGCCGTCTGCGAGCGTGATGGCTGGGTCTGCCAGCAATGCGGCATCAAATGCCATAAAGGAAGACATAGGTTCAACAAGCGAACTCGCAAGTTGAGCAAGCGGAACGCCGAGCACGACCACATTGTTCCGCTGTCGTGGCGAGATCCGACAAAAGGCAACACGTTCGAGAACTCGCAATGTCTGTGCCGTAGATGCAACGGCCGAAAACACAATTTCGGCGGCGGCCAGATGAGGCTCAATCTGGTGGAGTGCTGAATCATGGGAAGACGCGGGCCTAGGCCGATCCCGACGCAACTGAAGATTCTGCGGGGGAACCCGGGAAAGCAGCGGCTCAATGACGCCGAGCCCGCCCCGCCATCCAGCGGCATCGTCATGCCGCCGCACCTGGGTGAAGTCGCCGCCGCTCGCTGGCGTGAACTGCTCCCGATGCTCGAAGGCGTTCGCGTGATGACCCGGGCCGATGTCGAGGCGCTCGCCCGGTATTGCGACACGTGGGAGTGGTGGCTTGCAGTGCGCGAGAAACTGAAGAAGGAAGGCGATACCTACCCGATCCTCAACGACGGCGGCGAGGTGAAGTACATCGCCCAACGGCCAGAGGTTTCGATCGCTCACAAACTGGCCCAGCAGTTGCGGCAACTGGAGGCGGATTTCGGCTTGTCGCCAGCCGCCCGGGCGTCGCTAAAGGTGGAGCCGGATGCCAAGCAAGAAAGTAAGCTCGCTTCGTTCCTTGCCAGAAAAAAGGCGACGTGAGGCCGTCAAGGGCTTCACGTACAACGACGAACAGCCGAAGCTCGTGCAGCAGTTCCTCGAAGCGGTCTGCTGCCACACGAAGGACTCGCCGACCGCGCGTGCGGGCGATCCGATGCGTCTGCTCAAGTGGCACATCGAAGACGTGATCGAGCCGCTCTATGGGTGGCAAGGGGCCGACAACAAGCGTCGCTATCGCTTGGCGTACATAGAGGTGCCCAAGAAGAATGCCAAAAGTACGCTGCTCTCCTGCCTTTCCGTCTGGCACCTTCTGATGGAGGGCCAGGGCGAGTTGGGTTGCATCGCCGCAAAGGACCGCAACCAAGCGGCGATCATCTTTGACGAAACGGCCGCGATGGTGAAGCGGTCGCCTGAACTGAAGTCGGTGCTTGAAGTCATCGACAGCCGCAAGACGATCTACTGCGCCGCCACCGACTCCAATCTGCGGGTGATTTCCCGCGACGCCGGTGCCGCCGAAGGCCCGTCGTACTCGTTTGTGTTTTGCGATGAGCTGCACGCGTGGCCCGACAGGCGTCTATTCGAGGCGCTTCGGTATTCCGGTCGATCCAGACCCGAGCCGCTGCTCTGCACGATCACCACGGCCGGAGACCGCCGCGACACGATTTGCTGGGAGCAGCACGAGTACGCGGAACAGGTGATCGCCGACCCGAATTACGACCCCCGGTTCTACGGCAAGATTTTTGCGGCGAAGGCCGACGGGACCGACGACTACTTTGACCCGGCCGTGTGGCGGCGCTGCAATCCCGGCATGGGTATCACCATGACCGAGGAGTCATTCGCCGCGGATGCCCAGGAGGCTAGGAACAAGAGTACGAAACTCAACGGGTGGCTGCGTTACTCCCTTGGCGTCTGGGTCGAGAGTTCGCAGCGGTGGATTGACCCGGAGAAGTGGGCGGCGTGTTCGTGCGAGCCTGTCGAGCCGCTGGCCGGGCGGAAGTGCATCATCGGCATGGACTTGTCGAAGAGCACCGACTTGTCGGCGTGCGTGGCGTTGTTCCCCAACGAAGACGGCACGTTTGACATTGACCCGATGTTTTGGG